CGTCAGAGTTTTCTACGTTGAATAACTCCACCTTATTATAATCTACTAAAACAGTCTCCCCAAGCTTCCCCTGTGAATCTGATGGTAAATATATCTCTCTTGATGAAAATGATCCATTATTTTTCTCGGAGTTATAAAGCTCTAGTCCATCAGATATTCTTTTTATCGAAATAATACTATCAACAGTCTCTTCGTCATCAGGAATAATTACTCCGGATATAGTCGACCCACTGGACGTTAATAGCTCAGATATAATCGACTCAACAGAGTCTTTGAAGTATATCGAGATCGCTCTACTGACTGGGCTATTCAACTCTACGATATAGCTAAGTCCATCTGCAGACTTGGTTATTATAGACTCCTCCTCAGATATGCCGCCGCTCTGGCTCCAGTCAATATTGTCACCTGAAGACGAATCTTTAAACTGATATCTATCACCACCAGAAAAATCTATATCTTTATCAAAATATCGTCGCCATGTATAGTCAACGCTCAATATGTGAGAAGGAATTGGAAGGGATCTTCCGCTTATCTCTATCACCCCAGACTCATTTAGCCCATTATCATTTAGATTTCTGTCAACTATAGAATATACCTCTCCAGTAGTTTGATTTCGAACACGAGAAACCTTAACTACAGGTGTATGACTTAATTCTAAAAATTTAGAACTAGCCTTGCTAACAGATGGGTTTTCCGACTTTTCTACTTCATCTATATATATTGACTTAATGTCGCTTATATCAACAAATGATGGAGCATCAAAACCAAATGCAGATCCCTTTGTTATAGACTCACCTGTTACGCTTTTCTTACTTGATATAAAGTGAATTTTATCGAATCCAAATGGGCTCCCGCCGGTCTCTGGGTTTAAATCCTTTATTATTTCAAAGTTTCCAGACTTTACACCAAGCTCATCAAAAAATGCCTCTGTAAGCCTTCCTGATTGGCTTCCGACAACAGATATAACCGAATCTACTGGCTGCGCCGGCAGGACTCCGTTCCTAAAAGCCAGAACTCGTCTCTCCTCTGAGGTTCTAGTTTCATCCTGATTACCCTGTCCTAATACAAAGTCATTTTTCTCATCTGATATATTTCCAGATCCAGATAGATCAGTAAAGATGTACGACTCTGTTAGCGGCTCAATTTTCCTTCCTAGCACATATATATCAACCTTCCCACCTGTCCCAGAGTTTAGTATGCGATTTGTCCCGTCCTCTAATGCTATTGTCTCCGTTCCGTCCCGTAGCATTAGTGAGTTCCCCGGCTCAACCACAAGGGCGTCTAAAATACCCTCTATTCCAAGCAAAGTATTTCTATATCCGGATGAAGTGCCAACATTTGCTCCACTAAACACAGAGAGTATTCTTGTCCTGAATGAATTATCAGTCTCCGTGTTAGATCCGCCAACCGTTGAAGTCAGGTTTATAACAGATACAACACCCTGCAAGGATGTTCTATTTATTTGTAGCGAAGATACATTTCCGGAGGTGCCAGGACGTTCAGCTTGTATCGGAATTTCGATAGCATAATTGCTACTCAGCCCTGCGATGCTAAGGGACTTTCTCATTCTGTTAGCGTTTGCCGCAAGCCTATTCTTATCGGATTCCGACATTACATTGTTTCCAATGGTGCGAAAGTTTATTCCAGACCTGGACGTAACAATTGTCCCACTCGGTATAGGTATATCGGCAACTATGTTATTTGTGACAAATATTGCGATTCCACCAGCCGATGACCCAGTGCCTCTTGATGCTCCAAAGTTTGCTCCAAGCCGATCAAGATCTCTTCCAACAGTGGTTGATAGCGCCTGCTTCTCAGATACTATGCTTAGAGCCGAATACAGCCTTGCAATTTGATCAGCGGAGAGATCTACGAATAGATCCCTAGAAACGGTTCCAGGCTTTGTATCAAGGTTTGGCTGAGACAAGCTCAGCCGTTGTATCATTGTTGAGACTATTTCGCTGAATGATCTAAAGGTTGCCATCTTTACTCCTACGTAATTCTAATTGACAGAGATGTTGTTAGCTCTGTCATCTCTTGAGTTAAAACTGACACAACTATATTGTAAACTCTCGGATCAGAAGTATCTCTTTCGACCGATACGTTTAAAACCTCTGATATAATCTCTCCTGCGCTCAGCCCCTGCCGTCTACCTTGAGATCTTTGTAATTTTACCAAATTATTTATAGCATTTCTTGCAGATTTTTCTATATCTATTGATACAAGCCTATTATCGGCAGCTTCTCCGATCTTAAGCTTTCCAAGGAAACTACCATAAGACGTATGAAATTTATTGCTACCAAAGTCGGTTAGTAATATTTTTAAAATATCTTGCCTTAACTTTGAGTTGCCAGTTACAGGCTCTACAGAGCCCTCTGGGTCGATGGAGATATCTCCATTTTTTATTTTTAAATCAAAAGACATTTATATTTACCAAACTCTCTTTTTTATCATAAAAATAGTAGAAAGATTAATTGAACCATCAGTCGTTATAGACAAATAATCCAGAGCTGACATCATCTTTTACAAATGACCTAAATAACTCGTATGCGTCAAATGCGGCCTGAGAAACTTCATCAATCGCAATATACATTTTTTTTGAACCATCTGGTGTTTCGAAGAATTTATCAAAAAAGCCATCCGGAAACTCTGCTATCATATAATTCTTTTGAGTTGGAGTTAGTAGGCCCAAAAGAGTGCTTTCCGGCACAGAGAATAATGCTATAATAAATGCCATCACATCAATTATACCAACCCCTTTTGCTACACCCAGCTTTGTATCAACCTCGCTTCTATCTTTTTCGCCCGACCCCCTAGCGCTGTTTACCTTATCTTCCTTTATTTTACTTAGGTTTTTTTTAGCCCACTCGCTTGGAACCGTGATTACAGATACAAGGGAACTCATAAGATGCGCGTCTATCACTCCGGAGTTTCTTGCCATACCAACCTGTAGGTCAAGGCTCTTATTCGTACTATTATCTCCCAACAGCAAGAGCATGGCATCATCTATTTCTCTTATATTATTAAGCTTTGCCTCGGCGGGCGTTGGCTCAACCTCTATCAAATCTCCCGCACCGAGCGCGGACTGCTCTACGTCTCCTTTGCTGTCTGGAATAATACCTATTGAGTGCTGAGATTTTTGCATCTCTTTTATTTTTACATTAACATCTAAGGCTAAACCAACAAGAGCGCTGAATAACCTGACTATTAAAAGCGATTCTAGCGTTCCATAGTTCTCTGCTATATCAGAATAATCAAATTCTTGTGCGGAGCTTCCAATAGTTATTGATGCCTGAGAGAAGTTTTGAGGTTTAATCTTTTGAGTTCCAGTTACTGAGTCTATTCTGATTCGAATTATAGCCTCAAGCAATGTCGACCTCATGGTATTTCCATTCACCTTTCTCATGGATAATGGTAAGAATGGTTCTGCGACTATCTTTCTAGGCTCATTGATACAGCTCCCTATTCTTCCGTCCTGAACTGCTGGAAATATAAGTCTTGAGAACCTCCAAAAATTCTTAGCAACATGTAGGGATCCAAGCGTTTCATCATCTATTGGTGATACAAACGTATTTATAAGAGAGGTTTTCACCTCGTATGCTATAGAATAATATACTTCTGGCTGGATGATAAACAAAATTGCATCAACAACTTCCCTTGATGATGCCTTAAAATCATCTATCGATATCTCTGGCAGATCGCCTACGTACTCGCCTATGCTTTTAAACTTTTTAGAAAAGCTTCTTATGATATTTAACTTTACTGAAATTTGCTCATTTACCAGTTCGGTTACCTTCCCTTCATCAATCGCTACTTTTTCTGCAATTCCTATGAAGCTGTCAGCTGATTCGTTATCTTGATTTAAAATCAGGATTCCGAGAGAGATTAGAGCCTCCTCTAAGTCATCAGTATTTATAAGGCCAATATTCTTAAGGATTAAAATTGGATCTATAGATAATAGAAAGTTATAGATCTCCGATCCAACCGCAATCGGCCTAGACTCAATCGATAGCTGTCTAGTGTTTAATATCTCCTTTTCGTACTGGTACTTATTCGGCCTTTCGCCCTCACTATACGGAACTCCGCTTACATCTAGGGAGAAAAGTCTTTCAGACTCCCCAAGGTTCTCGCTGGATGGCATCCCAATCATTCTAAAGAATGTATTTTCATAAGACTCCAGGAAGGACTCGGCGCTAATAAGCTCCTCAAATGTTTTACTACCAGATATCGTTGGAACATCCTTTGCGAGGCCATACGGTAAATAGGATGATCTCATGTTATTCATTTCGGAGAAAAGAGATGAGAAGCCACTTGATAATTCAGAGAAAACCTTAGCGTACTGTTCTCCTCCATCAATAGATTCGGCGCCAAACTCTCCATCGCCGTCGTCCGTACTGAGTGTTGCGATAGCCTTCTTTAGTGCTGATCCAAGATAATTCGTCCCAGTTAATGCACCAGAGCCTTCCGCAGTGCTAACCAGCTCTGAAACCCTGCTTATTATATCGTCTGTTGAGCCCACTTTAATTCTCCAAATTTGTTCCAAATATTTGAGGATTTGGAGTGGCGGACAATTCGTTATTAGTCCTATCCTTATCTCCATAATTATTAGAAACAGTATTGGCTGGAACGAATAGTATTGTTAAGATCCGATCTACCTTCGTAAGTGCGCCTGGAGCAAATGAGGCTTCGTCCTCTACGCCGGCGGAGCCATCTATACAGTCTACGTCTACCGGAGAGCCTACAGTGGATAGGGTAAGGCTCCT